ATGCCGATGAGAAAATAAGTCTTGATGAGCCTAATGATGGCTATGAGATTAAAGAAGAAGACGTTCTTTCATTTATTAAAAATAGATACGGAAAAGAGATCAACTCTATAGAAGAATTAACTAGAGAAAGAGAGGAAGCTGAAGAGCTACCTGGGGATGTCTCTGCTTATTTCAAATATAAAAAAGAAACAGGGCGTGGGATTGAAGACTTTGTAAAACTAAATAGAGATTTAGATGAAGTAAGTCCAGACAGCTTGTTAAAAGAGTATTTGACTATTACCGAAAAGGGGTTGGATCAAGATGATATTGAATCTATGATGGATGAATATGATTATGATGAAGACCTTGACGATGATAGCACAATTAAAAAAGCTAGATTAGCTAAAAAGAAAATGGTTGCTAAAGCCAAAGATTATTTTGAATCTGAAAAAGAAAAGTACAAAGCTCCTGTTGAGTCAATGGGTGCTTCTGTTTCTAATGAAGATAAGCAAAAGATCGAGGAATACAACCAGTATGTTAAAGAGTCAATGTCTTTGGGTGAGCAAATGCAACGTAAGGAGCAGTGGTTTAAAGAAAAGACTAGTGAAGTATTCGGAAGTGAGTTCAAAGGTTTTGAGTTCACGCTTGACGATAACAAACTTGTTTTTACCCCAGGTGATGCAGCTGAGATGAATAAGATTCATAGTGATCCTTCAAACTTTACGAAGAAGTTTTTAGGTGAAGATGGTCTCTTAGTCGATCCTGTAGGATACCACAAAGCATTGTCAGTCGCAATGAACCCTGAGAAATTTGCCGAGTTCTTTTATAAGCAAGGCAAATCAGCAGCAGTTGATGACATTATGCGTAAGACTAAAAACATAAACATGTCTGAGCAGAATGTACCTCAAAATATTGCTAAGGGGGGAACGACAATTAGGGAGATTGGACAAGACTCAGGTCGAGGTCTAAAAATTAGGAGTAAAAAATAAAAACTAAAAAGAAAAATTATGTCAGTACAAGCAGTACCAGGATACCAATTGCAGCCAAGTGCGCAACAAGTTCCTTTGAAGTCAAATTACATTAGTAATTTTGATTTCTTAAATCAATATTTACCAGATACTTACGAAAAAGAATTCGAAAGATATGGTAACAGAACAGTATCTTCTTTCTTACGTATGGTAGGAGCAGAGATGCCGACTAACTCTGACCTTATCAAATGGGCAGAACAAGGTCGTTTACATACTAAGTATGTTGACTGTACAACTACAGTTCTTACAAACTCAGATGTTGCGACATTCACAGTTAATGACACATTGAACCCAGCTGCATCAGGTGCTATTGCGGTTCGTGCTGGTCAAACACTTATGATCACAGCTAACGCAGGTGGAGCTAACTACAAAGCAATCGTAACAGCAGTAAACACTACAGCTGGTACTTTTGATGTAGCATTCTACAATGCAGCTGGTATCACAAATGCAACAGCTACAGATAAATGGTCAATTTTCATCTATGGTTCTGAGTTCAAAAAAGGAACAAATGGAATGCAGGGTTCTTTGGAAGCTGACGATGAGATCTTCGAGAACTCTCCAATCATCATCAAAGATAAGTATGCAGTATCAGGTTCTGATATGGCTCAAATCGGATGGGTTGAAGTAACAACTGAGAATGGTGCTAATGGTTATTTGTGGTACATGAAGTCAGAGCACGAAACTCGTTTGCGTTTCGATGACTACTTGGAAACTGCAATGATCGAAGCTGTTCCTGCTGAAACTGGTTCAGGTGCTGCGGCAACTGCTGGTGATGTTGGTAACAAAGGTTCTGAAGGTGTATTCTATTCGGTAAACCAACGTGGAAACGTATGGGGTGGTGGTTATCCAACAACATTGGCTGACTTCGATGCTATCGTATCTCGTCTTGACAAACAAGGATCAATTGAAGAAAACGCATTATTTGTTGATAGAGCATTTAGCTTTAGCATCGATGATATGTTAGCTGCACAAAACTCTTATGGAGCAGGCGGTACTTCTTATGGTTTGTTTGAAAACGACAAAGAAATGGCTTTGAACTTAGGGTTCTCAGGATTCCGTAGAGGTTACGATTTCTACAAATCTGATTGGAAATACTTGAACGATCCAACAATGCGTGGTGGTTTGCCAACAGCAGCTGGTTCAGGTAAAGTAAACGGATTGTTAGTTCCAGCTGGATCTACAACTGTTTATGACCAAATCCTTGGTAAGAACGCAAAACGTCCATTCTTACATGTACGTTACAGAGCTTCAGAAACTGAAGATCGTCGTTACAAAACTTGGATTACAGGTTCAGCAGGTGGTGCAGAAACATCTGATCTTGATGCAATGGAGGTTAACTTCTTGTCTGAAAGAGCAGTATGTACACTAGGTGCAAACAACTTCTTCTTGTTCCAAAACTAAGAGGAATTAATAAAAGGGGGTGGGCAGTCTGCCCCCTTATTTTTTTAAATTTTAATTATATCAAATGAAAGCACAAAAAAAAGTATTAACCGACAAGGTTTACAAATTAACAAAGTCTGAAGCTCCTTTATCATTTTTGATTCCAACGAGACACTCAGCGCAATTTCCATTATTATATTTTGATGAAGAGTCTGGGACTAACAGAGCATTACGCTATGCTAGAAACCAAAAAACTCCTTTTGAGGATGAACAAGATGGGAATGCAATTTTAGAGCCAGTTACTTTTGAGGATGGGTTCTTATCTGTTCCAAGAACTAATCCAGTTCTGCAACAATTTCTTTATTATCACCCACTGAATGGAGTTAAATTCATTGAGGTTAATGAGGAGAAAGATGCCTCAGTAGAGGTTGACAAATTAAATATTGAAGTTGATGCTCTTATTGAAGCAAGACAACTTAGTGTTGACCAATTAGAGATGGTATCAAGAGTATTATTTAATAGAGATGTAACTAAGATGTCTACAGCTGAATTAAAAAGAGATATCTTGGTATTTGCTAAAAATGATCCACGTACATTCCTAAGTGCTGTAAATGACCCAGCATTAAAGTTTCAATCAACTGTTTCTTTAATTTTTGAAAAAGGATTCCTTACGTTCAGAAAGAGCAACAAGGAAGTGTGGTTTAATATAGATTCAAACAAAACAAAAATGCTAAACATTCCATACGGAGAAAATCCAATGGATATTGTTGTGTCATATTTGCAATCAGACAGTGGTTTAGATACTTATAAAATTCTTGAAAAACTATTATAATATCTGAAAAACAATTAAAATACAAGACCCAATCCAAAAAATGATTGGGTCTTTTTTTTTGCTATCTTTGTAAAAAATGTTTTATAGATGATTAACTCAGTTAGAAATACAGTATTATCTATACTTAATAAAAATAATTACGGGTACATTTCTCCTTCTGATTTCAATTTATTTGCAAAGCAGTCGCAGTTAGATTTGTTCGAGACGTATTTTTATCAGTATAACTATCAGATAAACAAGGAGAACGCTAGGCAGTCTGGCGAAGGATATGCCAATATCACTAAAGGGATAGAGGAGTTGATTGATATTTTTTCTGTCACAAGCCCGTTGAGTTTAAGCACACTTCAACCAACAATTAACAATACATATTACCTTCCATCCCCTACAACAACTGGTGATGACTACTACTTACTGAACAAAGTATTAGTATATTCTGATTTAATTACAAGTGGAGTTACAACGGCTATTGGTGCTGGTCTTGAATTAATTGACTCAAATGCTACATTTCAAACAAATGGAGTTCAAGCTGGAGACATCATAGGGCTTGTTAGCGGAGGTATTACTCAATATGTGACTGTTGCATTAGTAAATAGTCAAACGTCCATTACAACGACTGCCAGCATCATAACTTTAACTCCTTGGAATGTACCAGGTATATCGTATAGTGTATATGATGACAAGACGAGCGAAGTAGAGAAAGTTTCTCACAACAAGATAACAATGTTGAATAGTTCAAAGCTAACTAAGCCAACACTGACATACCCTGCTTATACGGAAGAAGCAATTACTCTTACAGCATTTCCATCTACAATAAATAATATTGGTCAAGTGGTATCTCAGTACATACGATACCCAAAAGCTCCGAAGTGGACATTCGTTTCCTTAACAAATGGAGAGCCTACATTTGATCAATCACAACCTGACTATCAGGATTTTGAATTATCATTAGATTGCGAACCTGACTTGGTTAGTAAAATTCTTCAGTATGCAGGTATGTCAATACGTGAAGTTGGTGCAGTTCAGTTTGGACAAAGCCTAGAACAGGTTGACAATCAATCTCAACAATAATAGTTTATGAGTTATATATCGCAGTATCAGTATTATGAGAATGGGGGTCTTCAGCCTGAAGATGCTAATTGGGGTTCATTTCAGTATGTATCTCTATATGATGTAGTAAATAACTTTATGTTGATGTACTCTGGAAACCATAGCTTGGTGAACAATGAGGAAAGATTTAAGATACTATTCCATGCAAAGAGAGCAATACAAGAATTGAACTATGATGCATTTAAAGAAATTAAAATACTAGAGCTTAGTGTTGATGATCAGTTGAGATTTATCTTGCCGTCAGACTATGTAAATTGGGTTAGAATCTCTATTGAAAAACAAGGCATACTTTATCCGTTAAGTGAGAACATACAAACAAACTGGTCATCGGCATACTTGCAAGATAACACTGGCAAGATATTATTTGACCAAGATGGAAACGCATTGTCTCCTCAGTTCTCGCAATTAGATTACGACAGAATATTTACTATACAGCCAACTATATATTTAAACAGCTTATCACCATATAATGGGATGTCTGGGTATAATGATAACGGGGTTTGGTATTTCTCTAAAAGTATTGGTGGAAGTTTCGGATTAAACACTGAGACAGCTAATGCTAATCCTACATTTAGCATCAATAAAAAAGGCGGTGTAATTAACTTCAGCTCAGGAATACAAGGTGAGTTAGTTGTTCTTGAGTATGTATCAGACGGGATGGAGAATGGTGACGATAGCATAGTTACTGTAAATAAAATGTTTGAAGATTATATATATGCTGCTATTGAGTACGCTTTATTAAGCTCTAAACTTAATGTTCAAGAGTATGTTATAAATAGAGTTAGAAAAAGAAAGACCGCATTGTTAAGAAATGCTAAAATAAGAATTAGTAATATCCACCCAGGAAGATTATTAATGAATATGAGGGGTCAAAATAAGTGGCTAAAATAATATGGCAAATTTAACTAGAAGTTTTTCGTCAGGCAAAATGAACAAGAGTGTTGATGAACGCCTTGTTCCAAATGGGGAATATATCGATGCCTTGAATGTTAGGATGGGTTCAACCGAAGAATCCGAACAAGGCGTTATAGAAAACGCTAAGGGTAATACGGGGCTTACCCAACTTGAATATAACGGAACTCCATTAAGCTCTTCAGCTAAATGTATAGGGGCGTTTGATGACGGCACGAATGAGACAATCTATTGGTTTGTCCATGATGAAAACTTTGCACCATCTCCTACTGGAAAAATAGATTTAGTTGTATCATACAATGTAAATACATTTGTTCTTATATATCACTTAATAAGTCTACAAGATGGAACATCCACAAGTAGCACCTTAAACTTTAGTGATAAGTATTTGATAACTGGTGTTGATAAAGTTGAAAATTTATTGTATTGGACAGATGACTATAATCCTCCAAGACAGATAAATATAAATAATAACTACGCCAACCCAATAGCTGGAGTAGATCAGTTTTCTTACGAGTCAATACTTGTTATTAAAAAACCACCAGTGGCTGCTCCAGGTGTTACGCCAATGGCTACCTCTAGTCAAGATAATTATCTTGAGGATAGGTTTATTTGTTTTGCGTATAGATACAAGTACGCAGATGGAGAATACTCAGCAACATCTCAGTGGAGTAAACCAGCATTTATACCAAATTATTTCTCATATAATTCAGCAACAGCTTTAAATGATGGAATGAAAGGCATTTCCAATATGGCTTCTGTAACTTATAACTCAGGAGGACCATTAGTGAAGTCTATTGATTTACTATTTAAAGAGATGGACTCCCCTATAATTAGAGTAATTGATAAGGTAAACAAATTAAAGGATGGTTTATCTAATAATACTAATTATAGTTTTCAGTTTGAAAATAGTAAAATATTTACAATACTTAGTGAGTCGGAAATATTAAGACTATAC